TCTTCTGGCAAATCTCGTATATCCTTATTAACGGATTTACTTCCATCTGCCCCACGAGCAGCACGTGCTTTTGCAAGTCGTTCAATCGCTGCAGCCTTCTGTTCTTCAGACATGGGTTTGCGTGTGCGTTTGACTTTCTTACGTTCGAAACCAAGTTCTTTCAGAGAGGCGAGTTTCTTCGCTTCTCTAGTTTTCTTTGCTTTCTCTGCTGCTGTTAGTTTTTTGACCATAGTGTGTATTATAACTTATCCTGCATTAAATGTCAAGAGCGAATCTACACGGAATGAACGCCAGTCCTGTACATCTAAGTCAAATACACGAACCGCAACTTGGTTCTTCTCAGTATTTGCATTAGCGTCAGTCTTAGGCATCTTGTCCTGTGGTATCTGTTCGGATACCAGTGTCGCTCTCATTTTACGAACTTCTCCGTCTTTTACTTTCGTAAACGATAAGTTCACTACACCTTCACGTAAGGTGTCAACGATTTCTTGGTATTTCATTTCATTCTCCATTATTTAGGGTTTTCCAAAATGTGAGGGGCAATTTCCGCAAGGTCATCTAGATACATATCCCAAGGGTAGTGTCGAAGGCAACTTGATGCCATCTTACGTATCTCAGTCATGTTATCTCTTTTGTATATACCTCTAGGGTTCTGCAATTCTTTTAGAAAGGTTGCAGTTCTCTTGAGGGCATGATACCGTTCATCAGGCATAGTCATTAAGCTACTCCTTCAGTGAACCATTGAGGTGTCTCAACGTTCTTCCACTTTGCGAATGTTACCTTCTCATTTATATAGTAGAAACGGTATGCTTCTACTGGGTCTTCACGTTTGCAATACTCAGGCATTGCTTGTGCGAACTTTGTAAGTCTTCCGACTAAATTTATATTACGTGGTGCAAACCATACATAACCACCTAGTTTATCATAGGTCATGTGTACACGTCCGTATCGTTTCTCATACTCCTTCGCAGTTGCTTGGAAGTGTTTGAACAACCATCGGTAGTTCGCTGCATTCTCACGTATCCATATGTTGGACGGGTGATTGACGTGTGATGCTTTGTACAAGTCTTGTTCTTGTGCAGCACCCCTCAGTCTCCACCGTTTGATGTTACGACCATTCTTAGTCTTGTCTGTATACAACTCACCATCTAGTACACGATGTGCGGTAGACAACATCTGACCATACTCAGTGACCATCTTGACCACGTGTTTGTCACACATCATCTGTGCGGCAAGTATAGGGTCTTTGTCTAAGTGGAATATATTCATAGATGTGATATCTCCGCAAGTATTTGTTCTACCTGACCAATGTTTTGATAACCAAGAACATTGTCCGTTATGGGTGTAGTATAACACAACTCACCTTCGTTGTCAAGCACCGCAACCTCATATAGACCTTTCTTTCCGCCATACGAGAAATTATGTTTAACCACGGACGCACCATAATCATTATCAAATTTGTAAACGAGTTGGAATCCATTTACATAGTCCATGTCGTTTTTCTCAATGGTACAGCCACCTTTTATAAGTCTCGCAAGACCGTTCGGGACATTCATGCCGCTAACTCCTTTCTCATTATCAATACAAGTATTATATCACACTTCTTTGAAGTTGTCAAGCAAATACTGCATATTCTTTTCAACATACTGTTCATAAGAGATTTCTTCGTCTTGCCACTCCCTACGTTCAGCACAGTTGTCTACATACATCGCCTTTGCGAATACTTCAAACGGGGTTCTATCATCTGGATTTAATAACATACTATTTTCCTATGTGTTTCACGTCTGAACGTGAGATTACTTGATATGCACCCTTATTATAGGCTGGTGCTACCGTGAACTTCTTAGACTCTTCAAGTCTATATGAATTGTCTACCCTTACAATATCACGTCCCATATCACTCTTAGAAGGGTACTTCTCACGGTGATCGTCACGATGGACAGGATAGGACTCTAAAGGTTTAAACTCCGTCTTGGCACGTTTAGGGGTGGTCTTCCACGCATTAGTCTTACGCTTCCGACCATGCATATCATACTTCATCGAACCATTAAATGTTTGCATTTCTTTCTCTTTCATGACATTATACATACACTATACAGAATTAAACACCTTTTGTCAAGTACTTTAGATAAAAAAACTTATAAATAGTATGACAGGAGAATGATATGTCCAATGAACTATTTGATTTTGGTTTCACACTTGTAGATGAGAACGAACTAGATGCGGTGCAAAATGCACAGGCGCAGGTAGCGAACGTCTCTACATCTGTGTCCGAAACACAAGAAAAACTCGATGCGTTGTTTGGTGCGATTCAACCATTACTAAACAATCTCAAGGCAAACCCAGAGAAAGAGTATATTCTCTGGCCTAAACGACTAGAGAAAATCGAACTGTTTGAAGACCACATTCAGTCCATCTACTCAGGAATAAAGAAATGATTCTATATAGAACCCAACCGAGAACGTCAGAACAAAACACCATAGTTGACTTAGAAACTAAAGAAACAATGATGTCCACAATTCGTGACGGTATTCCAAAGTTTAATGGTAGGGTAACCAAGTTCAGTGATATAACAACTCTACTGACAGACGCATCGCTTGTTGACGGAATGCTTGCGACTTCGGGATATCAGAACATTCTGGTTGTGACTTCTTTCGAAAACAACCAATATACTCAATTACGAGATAGGAACTACCGTCCTATAAAAAGTGCGGGTGACCATCTGTTACCTATTGTACACTCGGTGAACGAGACACACGGCAACATCTATGTCGCAGAACCCAAGATGGGAAGTATCTTCACCCCGTTATATGAAAAGTACGACATCAACACAATTCCGGTTGACTCTTGTTTTAAAATTGACAGTACCTTCAAGATAAAGACTGACGTTAAGTTTGATGCTGTTGTCCTATTAGGTAGTGAGTCATTACAAAACGGTAAGTTTAGTGCCACTGATGTTAAGGCAAAGTTTGCGAAGTACTGCACCGAAGACTTCGACATGATCGATGTTTACCGTGGCGACACAAAGACTAGAAACCTAAAAGGTGGGCCTAAGAACAAAGAACAATCCATCAATCGTCTTATCGAGTGTGTGAACACCCCCACTAGAATATATGAAGTGAAGCAACGTATCACTCCAAATTTCTTGGGAAAGATTCGAAATCATAGAGATCGACTATTATACTTTCGACTCGCAATTAACCTAGAAACTATTAATCAATGGTATAAGGTATACTAATGAGTCATAATAGGGATTTATTTAACGTAGTCATCAGTAAGACGGATCAGACTGTTAATAGTGTTATGGTGAACGAAGATAGTTTTGGTCATTTAGAACGCAAGATAATCGAGTTTATTGCTTCTCATCCTGCGTATGACTTTGTGCGAGAAGAGAAGTTTGCGGAATCATTTATCTGGCAAGCAATAGGTATATCTAATATGATTAACCTATTGGGATATCAGAATGTTCTGGTAGTACCATCATTTAGAGACTCTGCATTCTCCACACTGTATGACCACTCAGAAGGTGGATTGAGGACTAACCTAGTTTCACAACTATGGCCAATAGTCAACGCACACTTTCATCAATCTGCCTACGTATGCACTGCATACCCAGACGATCACGTATCGTTCTGTAAAGACATTGGTAGACACTTTGAGTCGGGTGAAGTAGTTTCAAACAAACGTTATGTCATGGGAGATGATACATACTGGGTACATTCAGATATTTTGTTTGACGCAGTGTTCCTAGCAGGACAACCCCTTGATGTGGGTCAGACGTTCGTTGCATCTGATATCAAGAATGACTTCGCATCAATGTGCACCGAAGACTTTGATTTGATCGACCTCTATGAGAGAGAAGATTTTAGTGCAAGACTTGCTGTCAGGAATGGCACTCCGTTACCACCAAGACCCACTAGGTTGACTGGTGAAAATAAAGATATTCGTGAGTTTGCAGAACATATAAATAACAGTAGTATTAAATTAAGTTCGAGTGATAATGACGCTTTCACAGCTATCATGTCGAACCACAGTCGTATTCTCGAACGAGTAATGCAAGTTTACTAAGGAAGTAAAATGATGGACAAGTTAAAAGAAATACAAGCAATTATCGTAGAGAACCACGATGACCTATACGACATAGCACTTATGAAGTATGACCTTGGTACACGTGCAGTTGCATTCATCGAAGGTGTTGTAGTAACGTTACTACTAGTGTGGATATTCTAATGATTAAGTTTAAAAAGTTTATGACAGAGGGTGTTGATGACCCCTCAATCTTTAAAGCAATATTCCTTGCTGGTGGGCCAGGCAGTGGTAAGTCTTTCATCGTTGGTAAGACGGGTCTTCCCGCATTAGGTCTGAAGGTTGTAAACTCTGATGACGCATACGAAGCTGCAATGAAGAAAGCAGGTATGGAGATGAACACCGATAACATCTTCTCTGTACAAGGTCAAGAGATGCGTGGTAAGGCAAAGAAATTAACTGGTATCATGCAAGCACGATACCTTACTGGTCGCCTTGGTTTGGTTATTGATGGTACTGGTAAAGACTTCAGTAAGGTTAAATCACAAGTCAGTGCAATGAAGAATCTTGGTTACGATGTTGCAATGATATTTGTGAACACCGACCTTGATACCGCAATAGAACGTGATGAAGCACGTGACCGTACTATTGGTGCGAAAGAAGTTACCAACTACTGGAAAGAAGTACAACGTAACATCGGTGCATTCCAGACTATGTTCGGTAAACAGAATATGTTGATTGTTGATAACTCTAACGGTAAAGACTTTAAGGTAGAGACTCTACGTGCATATAAAGATGTCAGCAAGTTCCTCAAAAGACCAGTAGATAACTCTAAAGCTAAGAAGTGGATTGCTGACGAACGTAAGAAGAAGAAACGATCTTAACCCTGTTTCTTCTCTAACTCTTTTATTCTTTCCTCTAACGCCTTCACCCTTAACTCTATGGGTGAGGGTGCAACCATTGAAGCGGACATCCCTTGTACTTCCTTTGCCTTTTTTGCAATAAATTCTTGGTAATTTTCTCTTTCTTTATCGTAATGACTCATTCTCGTTCCTCATAATAGTAATGGCTCCGAAGGTTGGGGTCGAACCAACGACCAATTGATTAACAGTCAACTGCTCTACCACTGAGCTACTTCGGAATAAAACTATTATATCACGGTTGATATAAAAAGTCAAGCTTTTATTTTGGGGTATGTACGTACACATTATCCGATATCGGAATCTTAATATTAGAATGCGAGTGGTACAAGTGAAACTTAGTGTCGGGGAATTCTTTAAACATCTCTGTCCAGATAGGTCTCCAGTTCTGTGCAAGTCTCACGGTGTTACCTGTACTACGATCACTCTCTAGTAGAAGGTCGGTAAAACTCTCTAGGTTCATATCAAAGATACTATCAAACCCATAGATGTGAACCTCGTCCGCCTTCATCTTAGCACACGCATAATGAACTGCCATGTGACCACAGTTGAAGTTGGTTGCAGCCATCCTTGGATCACCCGTTCCTGCGGCATACTTAGGGACGTGTGGATAAAATCCCTTAATAAGATGTGAGTACTTCATGTAGAATGTACCGGATTGTTCCATCCAAACTTTGGGACGAGTACCAAGAATCCATTCGTACATATCAAGTTTGATATGACCTTCCTGTAGTGCCTTCATCATCTTGAAGTCTACCATACAGGTTGCGAATACTTCCTTTTTAGGAATCTCGAACGGAGGCATGTTACATATCAATAGTTTGCCTTGCGTACCTCTTTTAAAGATACCCGCATTGTCTCCGTTACCAAGTACATTAACTCTCATAAATTACTCTTAGTTCACAACCATTCTAATGTGACAATATTCAATCACAGCACATTTCAATCCATCAACTTCGATTGGCATAGACTTACTCCAATCAAGGAACACTCGGTCTTTCTGTTTTAGACCCGCTGCAGCGACTGATTCACTGACTGCGATGACAACTGCTGCTTTGTTACCGGATGTCAAATCACTCTGTAGAATGATACCACCACCAGTAACGGTTTCTGCTTCTGCTTGTGTCACTAGGACATTGTTGTGTAATATTTTCATAATTTTACTAGTTCTCTGTTAATCAAATGTTGTTCTGCGATTTCATCTTTTGACTGTCCATGATATGCAGCGGCATGATGTTCTTCAATCAGTAGTTGGTTGATATTAACCCTAGTACCAGTCTCTCCATCGTCAACAATAAACTCACCAAGGATACGACCATACTTACCCTTACCGTCCTTAGTTGTTTTCAGAATAGGACTTGTACCAAGTGCTTTCTTTAGGAATGACTTTGCGGCAAGTCCATACTTCTTCTCTTCTTTGTCACGTGTTCGTGACTCTGGGGTATCGATACCGTATAGACGGACTCGTTCTTTGCGAAGCCATACTCCGAATCCCAAATCAACGTCAACGTCAACGGTATCACCATCAACTACACGTACTACCTTTGTTCTATATTCATACATCATTTTTCTCCATACACATTTTTATTACAGCATTACCCTTTTCACCCGTGTGGTGAATGATCTTAGGATTCTTAACATTTATACCATCTATGTAGTCTAATCTTAAAGTGTTGTATGTGTGGGGGATAGGTTCGATGTATGACATCTTCTGTATCTCATCACCATTCATCATAAGGTATAATACCTCTTGGTCACCCTGTACAGGATTACGGATACACTCATCTGCCCACCACTTCAAGACGTTTGGTGTGCCTTCCACAACCACTACACCAGAGTTATACCATCGACCCATCTCAGGTCTACGTTGAGTCCACGGACGGTCTTCAACCATACCTAACTTACCCTTGTGAGTCAGTTTAAAGATAGCTTCGATGTTACCCGTAATCTCACAATCAGTGTCAATCCAACAAACTTTAGTGACACCGTCAACTCTAGTGGCATCTAGTATCGCACGAGGTTTCTTAAACCACCCCTTTGCTTCACTCTTGACATCTATTACCAAGTCAAAGACATCCACCATCTTCTTACGTGTGTCAGGATTCATACCAAAGTCTGCGAGTATGATTGGGTGATTATTATGTTTACGGTAGTTCGATACGAACCACGGTAACTGCCATGCGGTTTTCTCATCGCACCCAGTTAAAAATACTTCATGCATCGATAATACCATATCCATCTTTGTAGTTATGTTTTGCTTGACACCCAGCTTGTACTTGGATTGTCGTGAATGAGTCTCTTGCCTCTGCACAGAATGGATAGTATTCCTGTAACCAAGGGAAGGTATCTAGGTTCATATACACGTCAGTCGGTTTCGCATACATGGGTGCATTTTCTATTAATAGTTTAGCACCTGCGGGGGTGATCATGTAGGCGTGTGCGCCCGGAAAATATCTCTTAGTTGTGAGGGGATTGACACCAAGTATCTTAGGTGTGTTCCAATTACCATATGACGGTGCACCGATGTTCATTACATATCTGAAGGTTGTTTCTGGAATAGGTGCAAGAACGATTGCGTCATGTTCGAAGATGACAAAGGTTTCGTTGCTCTTAATACACTGTTCCCACAATGCGTAGTGTGAGAGGAATGCTGAGATGCAGTTCAGGTTGCGAGAATACTTCTCATCAAACTGAATGGGGTCTATACCTCTGGTCTGTAACAATGATACTGGATCGTCTGCTGGAGAGAATGCCTCAAAGTTCCAGATATCAATACCATGTCGTTTCCCAGACTCAACACATTTCTGTGCAACTTCAACGCTCTTGGCGTTATTGATTAATGTAATTACGAATGCTTTCATGATGTTGTGGTTGACTTCAACCCCTGTGTTTTAGTATAATACGGATAGACTATCTGTAACCACGGGAACATCTGTCTACACATCAATGCATCGTTGGGCCACATACCAATCTCTATGGTTTTACTTATAAGTTTCTTAGCACCCTTGGGGGATATCATATATGCAGAGTTACCTGCAAGACCTTGTGGTACATCCCAATCATCTATAGTTGGAACTGATTGCAGTCCTACGTAAGAAGATGCTATCTTATGATACTCTTGTGATCTTCTAGTTGCACCTTTGGGATCATTAAGACCTATTATACCACCTTTCCATTCAGAAGTCAAGTCCTCTGGACAGAGAGTGTCTATAAAGTATGCATCGTGTTCTAGGACAACAATAGTCTCATCTAGATCAATTGCTTTTTGCCAACATCTCATATGAGATACCATACACGCAATTCTGTTGTTTAGATTGTTGGTAGGATAATGAGACAGTCGGAGACCAGTTCTCATATCAAGACCGTCTTGTGATGCATCTCTTGGATAGGTATATTGTAAATCGGACAGACCCATGTTATCGAGGTCTTGTTTTATTGTACTAGGAATTGTTGCGGGCAGGATGATTGGTTCTAGTTTTGTTCCAGTTTTCTTTATTGATTCAATAACATGACGAGTAGCAACCACAGATTCGTGGTTGTTCACCATATTAATTATGAAGGCTTTCATCAACATCTCGAACGTATTCCCATCTTCCAGATAAATAACAACCACCGTGATAACTCTGGTGGTACATTCCGAACGGTTCTGACAGTATCTGATACCACCCTTCTTCCGCACTCTTTAACTTCTTATCTTTATATAGACGATCCACTAAGTCGGTATCCCAACACTCTCTAGGATGTATAATCAACGCATCATTGATATAGTAAGTAGTCTCCTTACCCATGCCCCTAATTCTATTGAAGTCGTGAGTACCGTAGTAGTTCATACAATTGAATCCCATAGGAACTATCTTATCATATGACTCTTGTATCATCCCTTGCCAGTCTAACTGGTCGGAGACTATTGTATCAAAACGAGTACGTATGACCATATCAATGTCATCGGGTAATTGTTTCATCATCTCGTTGTGGATTAGAATCTGTTTGTGCCAGTTCTGTGATGCGAGGGCGTGTTTAAGTTCACTGTGGGAAGAACCACCAGCTTCATGTTCTTTTATTAACTGGGGGAACACATCACGTCTGAGTGCAGACGCATCATCAGGATATGCTTCGGTGTCAAAGACTGGGTGATACTCGTTCTCTGGTTCATCAAAGAAGTGATCTACGGTGAAGTCCACCGTGTTTTGACCTTTCCATGAACCAGTGTATAGGTAGTCGTGGGGTAGTAACCGTTTAGAACGGTCTACCCACTTGTGCGAACAATCGTCATTCCATCGTCCAGAGATGCATAGTGCGGTTTTCACCAGTGGTGTTCTCGTAGGTACGCTTCGAGGTCTTCAGGTGTTCCGAGTCCCCAGTTTGCGGCCGCTTCGTGTGCAAAGATACGTAGACCATCATCAATCGCAGTGTTGAATACCGGAGCAACGTAGAACTCACCGTTGGTTCGAATATCTTGTTCTATCATAGACTTTGCGGAATTGACATAGTCACTGCCTTTACGGAAGTAATAGAAACCTACAGTTGCATTATCACTGATCGGGTCTTTCTCAGCAACTCGTTTAACAAGACCGTCATCGACTTCTGCGAATGACCACTTGGGATGTGTTGCTTTGAAAGTAACAATACCACCATCCGCTTGTCGTGCTTGCATCTTATAGAAGAAGTCCAAAGAATCCCATTCCACGTACTGGTCTGAGTTCGCAATGAATAAAGGTTTATCGTTGTCAATGAACTCACTGGCAAGTAACGTAGTACACGCAGCACCTTCTGTTACACCATCAACCTCTACAATAGTACAATCAGGTGCAATGAGGTTCAACATGGAGTCTAGGTTGTACTTCTCACGATGTTCTTTCTGTACGATAAAGATGTAGTTTGCGTCAATCCCTAGATTCTCGACAACCGTCTGAATCATAGGTTTGTTATTAACATCGATTAATGGTTTGGGAAAAACATATCCCGCATCCGAGAAACGACTTCCCGCACCAGCCATAGGAATCAACACGTTCATTGTGGAGTCTTTCCACTTAGGTGCATCGTATGCGGGGAATGCGTTCTCGATACGTGACACCAAGTCCATATTTACTTCATCAGGGTGACTGACACGAACGACTTCTGCACCGGAATAGTATGCGGATGTGATACCCACCGGAGAATCTTCTACTATAACAGTCTCGAAGGGATATGCACCCCATTCACCCATCGCCTTCCAGTAAATCTCTGGATGGGGTTTGTTGTTCAATACGTCTTCGCTGGTATACACCTCGTCAATGTAGTCATACAGTTTCAGTGATAACAGACACTTCTCGACAGTTCGTCCTAGTGCGTTGGAACATACAGCAACCCTATACTCCTGTTTCTTGAGATATTTGAACAACTCAGTAATTGCAGGATTGGGTTTGATTGTATTCAACTTCAGATAGGTTATTGCCTGTTTAGAGATACTAACCTTTTTCTTATCATCATCAGGAATGCCCAGATGGCGGAGTTTCATATCCGTGGTGAGACCATCATATCTTGATAGATGTTCTTCTTTTGTGATTGGGTCATGTCCATGTGCAATCAACGCATCATTCAATGCATCGAAGTGAATTCCTTTTGTGTCAACCAACACACCATCCAAATCAAAACATATTAACTTCATTGGATTTCCTTACTTTTTGTGTTTCATTGCGATAATATAGGTATCACCGCAATGGGTTTCTTCCCTACGATCATATGATGTCATATCGTATTTCTTAAAAACATCCATCATTTGAACGTGTTTATCCATGTCGTAACGCTCTGGTCTCTTGACGAGATAGGAATGTAACAACTGGATTGGTGTCATTAAGTGCATTGGCCATACATCTTCGACAAAATATGTCCCATCAGGTTTCAAGAACTCTATGGTATTCTCAAAGGTCAGTCGATTTGCCTCTGGCCAATGTGCACCGTCATCGATAATAAAGTCGAACTTGATATCCGTACCCCATGCTTTTTTAATCTTATTGGGGAGTGATCTTACTGTAGAGTTCGACTCTATGAAACGAACTCGGTCTTTGTGTAATATTGTAACATCTTTAGACGGAATACGGTCAAATAAGTCTATGACATAAATGTTTGCGTTAGGAAAATATTCATGGAACGCACGAGTAGATGCACCCTTGAATGTACCAATCTCAAGAATATTGATAGGGTCGTTTCTTACGGGTTTCATGTAGGGTTCGTATTCTTTATAGTAGTGGTGTTTGCCACCTCCCTTATCACAACCGTATTTGTCAAAAAGTTCTCTTAACATCATTTAATCCAGTAATTTTTAGTCGCACCAGTATCGAAGTCAAAACCCCAATAGTCTATATCTTTCTTGTACCAGTCAGCAACTAGTTGTATAGTCTCTTTAGTGTATATATCAGTATAAGAAGTACCGTATCCCGTCTTACCCTTATCATTGGGTACACGAGTAATGTTGCGGGGAGCCGGGTCGCTCAATAGACCGAAGTATAGTTTCACGTCATCGTTATAGTTCTCGAACCGCAGTATGTCACATCGGTTGTTTCCTTCTTCGTCTGACACATGGTCGTATGCAGGATACCATCCACGAATTGCACGATGCCACATATACTCTTGACCACCCCACTTATGACGTTCCTCTAGGAATGCCTCGAAGGATGACACATCTGCATAGTTTGGTGGTTGAGTTCCTTCGTGTTGTATTACTTTCTTTGCGAACATGTAACGAGAACATACTCTATCCCAAGGATTACGAACGATTGCAACTGCTTGGAAATTCTCCTGAACATCAGTCTTCAGGTCTCTCCAACGTGCGTGTTCGTACCCTTGGTGGTCTTTGGTGTTGTGCATCTTCTCTTCAAGGCCCTTGGTGTATGCAGCACTCTTATGATTATTCGTTGAAGAAAAGATGACTTGTTGTCTAATCGTCTGGTCTTTTCTTATTGTCATCCCACCATTCTTAGGTATGTGGATGAATATTTTGTGGTTCATTCTCTTTCCCATTTTACGTAGTACCTGTTCTTGTCAGGCATAAATTCTGTTACTTCGTATCCAAAACGTTTTGCTAACAAGAGATGATGTTCAAGTCTCCAATGAAAGAATGGAACATCCTTCACTTTGTCATTACCGTGGTCACGGTGTGCAGGATTACATCTCCAATAGATGCGAGATTTCTGTTTCAGTGCATTGACCATTCCTTCGGTCTGACTCTTAATCATATCGTAGTGACCGAAGTTGATACTGCCTAACGCAAACGCAACATCATACTTCTCTTCGGTCTTAAAGTATTCTACAGGAACCTGTTCATCAGACCCTATGTCTGTGATATCAATTCCATGAAGATTGGTAATGTGACGCTTAAAAGGATTGAGACCACAACCAACATCCAGAACTCGTTCCCCTTCTTTGATTTCATCTATTAACCTAAATCCTGTCCAGTAATAACCATCAAGACCCGCAGTTCGTGATGTGGGCCAGTCGTATGTAAAGTAATCCTTCAACCAGTTTCGGTCAAATTCTTTCGTGTATTTGTAGGGGGTCGCCATCGATATATCGTCCTCTTTCCGTCATCATAACCTTCAAGACCTTCCTGTTTGACAAAGTCCAGAATGTATTTGTTCTGTAATCTAATTTGGTCTCTCATCCCATCATTATCCCAGTAGTAACGTCTGTAGTCTGGATAGGTAATATCCCAACCACCAGCCGTGTGCCACCACTCATAACACTCGTCATCAGGTCTATGTATCAAATACATATCGTGACCATGTTCCTTTAACCTATCCAACATAAACGCAAACGTGTGTGACTTGATTACTCTATAACCAGTACCACTAAATGGTTTATCCCATTCAGACTCTGGAGAATTCATGAACTCGAAACTAGGGTCGAAGTATGCACCCTTATGCATTAAGTCACCATGAGCCCAATACTCTCTATTGGGAGACTGGTCACTGGTATCTACATCAGGACGAGTGTACAGGCAGTCGTTGACGAATCCACTCCAACGACTGCCTGGCGCACCTGTCACTAATATGTACTTATTGGACAAGTAACTCTTCCTTGTACACCGCATCAAGACCCAATGCGGAACGATTAAAGTCAATCAATGTTCCGAGAGAACCCTCATCAATAAGTGTCATCAAAATATCACGATGTTCGTCACCCTGAACTCCAGTGTACCAATCGTAATTGCCGACTTTCTTTGCAACTGCGGCAATAGACTCAGGGTTGGACGCAACTTTATCGAGTGCGGCAACATAACGGTCACGGTTAGGATTACCCTTATGTACCCACAATGCCTTCTGCATACCATCACGGAATGACTTAACTAGTTTGTATGCTTCGTAGAAGTCACCCTTTGGTGCGTATCCCCATTTCTGAAAGAATAGGTCTTCTAACAAGTAACCCTTATAATTCGCATCATCGATATGTTTTGCGGTTTGTCCCTCATGTAAAGGTGGCACTATGATACCGTGATGGAACCATACTTCTGCGTTCTCATCTTGACTCACGTGCTTCTTGTATGCAGCGGGATTCTCACGTGTACCATTGAGTTCTCCTCTACGGAATGCGAGTCTACGTTCACCCCCAGACATACCAGATACCCATACGACCTCGTCTTTAAAACAGTCAACATACAGTTGTGTTGTAGGTAACCACCCACACTGTAACAATGTCATTGCAAATGCTTCGGGAGTTTGTCCCGAACCCGCAGAGAACTTAATCACACTCTTGTCGGGGTCGAAGTCTTTTCTCTTTGCCACAATGATGTTGAGGTTCATCAGACCAATACTTTCGTAGTCTGCGTAAACATAATCAACCTCTTCCGTTAAGAACGATACTCCGTTACCACCATGCGATACCATGATGACATCGTCTCGATCTTTATACTCATTATGAAATTTATTGAATCCACCGATGTCACGTGCAGACGGATAGTGTTGTAGGATAACTTTCTCATCCAGATACTTCTCCATCTCCTTTGCGACAATTGATGCCCATACAGATGTTCCTCCACCAACCCTTTGTGGAACGACTAGTGTTACATCAGCAAATGCTTGGGTAGTTAAGACTAAGCAAAGTCCAATTGCGATTTTCTTGATAATCCCCATGTGAATACTCCTAAAGTAATAATAGTTAAGATAATGAATAGGGGTCTATCCATCACCGATTCTAATGTGTAGAGTCCAGTCATTTGATGTGTAAGGTTCTCAATCCTTTCACTCAACAGAAACCCTAATAACAATGCGGGTCTACTAAACTTATATTTTCTAAGTATGAGACCCATTATAGTACATAGTACCAACACAAAGTAGTCTTGCCAACCACCCGTGTACTGTACACAAGCCCACGTGACGAATGCGAATATGAGTGGTGCATAGTACTTGAACTTAACCTGTGTGAAGGATGCAACCAATGGCATCGCAACTATACAAATTATCCCAACTATTATACTACCATACATGAACCCAAAAGTCAAGCTTGAAAAGAACTTTCCATCTTCTAGTAAATCAAAGGAACCCATCTCAAAGTCGAGGTATGCAAACAGTGATAACAGAACAGCAGCGAATGATGCGCCTGGAATTCCAAACAAGACGGTCGGTAACATTGATGTTGCCTTCTGTGCATTGTTTACACCCTCCGGCCCAATTACACCTTTGATGTTCCCGTTACCAAATGTTTCGTCTGGGTTGGTTGCAACAGTCTGTCCGTATGCAATCCAATCACCTACCGCACCACCGAGTGCTGGCAACATCCCTATGATAGCACCGATGAAACCACCTCTCAGTGATAACCATCGGTTGTCCCATACTGCCTTGAACCCTTCACGTCTCTGTTCGAACCCTGACAGGATAGGTGCAATAGTACCACCACGTTTCAATCCTGCAATCAGTTCGGGGAATGCAAAGAGTCCTGCGACCAGAGGCATCAATTGAATACCGTCTTCGATATAAAACCAACCACCCGTGAATCTCTCACCCGCAGTATTGGGGTCAGTACCAACCGCACCAAGGAATAAACCTATCAATAGTGCAACAATACTCCTAACCCACAGTTTACTCGATATAAAAACAACACACACGAATGCAAGTAAAGTGAATATCCACAACTCTGGGATGCCAAAGAAGTAAACCAATTTACCGTAATAGGGAAGGAAGAAGAACACCAGACCACCCCAGAGTAGTCCGTTTACTGTTGACGATGTGATTGCGGCAGTCAACGCATAGGTTGACTTTCCTTGAAGCGCAAGGGGGTGACCATCAATCATCGTAGTTGCGGCAGAGTTTGCGCCAGGGATTCCTAGAAGAATACCACTGAAACTATCCCCAGTCGTTGACGCAGCGACTACTGCCATGCAGAATATTACTGCAAGGTAAGGGTCTGGAAACCAATGCAAGAATGCAAAGATAGTAACCAGACCCGTAGTAGCACCAGCGGCAGGGATAACCCCAATTAGTAGACCGTACAGAACTCCTAGTAAAAGAACTAGGATTTCCATGACTAGAACTTAACGACTATACTTGTTCCGAAGAAGTCGTCTTTTTTCGAAAAGTTATCGTCAGCCACATACTCGTAGAAGATTCCCGCACTAATGTACTTGTTGAACTGCCAGTCCACTCCAAGGTCATTCTGTACACTTTCTAATCGACCACTCTCTGTACCCTCTTTACCAAAGGCAAACTTAGGTTTGACATCAAGGAACCACGATAGTTTATCGGTGATGTCTCCTCCGGTTTGAATGACAGGTGTTAGTCGTAGATAGGAATCTTTTTGGTCAGACTCCCAATCTCTCCACTCGGCACGTGGTTTCATAGTAACACCCATTAGGGAGAATACTTTGGGGGCTGTGATGCGATAACGGTTTTCGGTCTTTCCGTTAGATTTGGTGTTGCGATATCCGACTTTCCACTTACCAACTTTTTGTGCAACTTCAACCATAGTGAACTGGTCACCACTGGTGTATCCACGGTATTGGACAGATGTCCCCGTGTCTTTACTTACAAGTTTAAAGTTCTTTTCGGTATAGTCTCCTGCGGCAAAAGCAGGTGCGGCAAAGATTAGTGTCCCTGCCAAAAGGACATTTTTTACGTTTAACATTTCTCACTCTCTTAATATAGGTTTAGACGGTATTGTCTAAGGGTTATTTATACGATTTGTTTCATTAACTCTTCGACATTTTCTCCACCGTTGGGAAGTTTGTCCTTCAGGAAGAAGTGTACAAAGTGACACTCTTTTACATTATTGACCGCACCAAACAATCCATTCCATTTGCCTTCCATATGTTTGGTAGGTATCTTGTACTTCTTGAGGAAGTAGTTCAATAGTGTCTGGTCGGTACTCCATTTGTAAGCACCTATTCCATCAACAAAGTCCTTAAACTCATCTCTCATCAAGAAGTCGTGGGGTGACTGTCCCTTGAGGTATGGTTTGAATTGTTGTGAGTTCAAGAGAATCATCCCCATATTGAAGAACTCAAACCCTAAGTGATTTGGTACGAAGTCCCCCTGTCCGCTACCGTGTAGGTGACGATACTGCATTGCAGAGTAGTTTTGAATCTTACCAGTATACCAAGTTTGAATATCCATCTCACGTTCAGCAACAGCACCAAATGCGTAGTCACCATCCATCTCATCAAAGATATTCGGTGCGTCTGGTCGGATATAGATATCCGCATCAATGATTGCAATCTGGTCGTAATCATCGAGGTACTCAAACGCATTCTCTTTCTCGTAGATAGGTAGATACCCACCATACTTCATGTACGACTCTTCGCTTCGTCCACTGGTAAAGATGTCTGGTTTGATTCTTAGTTTTGGTTGACTCAATATAATGTGTTTGATGTCGTGTCGTTCACAGTAATCACTTACCGATTGGATACAGTGTTCGTAAAGTTTAGATGGTTTCCCTACAGAAACCTGATATATCATTCTATTCATGGGCCATTGTGCCTCCAATGTGTTCATAGTATATAGGATTAGAATACTGTACTATCTTGTCTCTGTCTTGACCCATGAACTCCCACATATAATCGTCCACGAACTTAGTGATGGGGTCTAGGGTGACTGCGTAGAATAATGCCTCCGCAACATCGGGAGTGATGTAGTATGCGTGTGTGACAGGACACAGTGGCTCGTCTGTTCCCCAGTATGGATGACCCTTGAATCTAGTAGAATAGTTTCTCCAACCTTTCTCATCCTCGAAGTCTGCGAATGCAAAGAAGTTACCTATGATAGGCATATCCTTTTTACATCGCACCACATCATGTTCTATGATAGAAATGGGTCGGTCTTCCATGAAACACAACTGCCATAACTCTAGGTGACTGTAGAACCCTGCCTTCTCACTCTCACTAAACTCTCGTTGACCCCAGAACTTACCAAAGTTCAAGTAGTCAGGCATTGCTTCTGGAGTGTATGCATCAAAGAGGTTGACGTGACAATCCCATGTAGGAATCGACTGTTTTGCATAATGTTGTGATACCTTGTTGTCAGGTATCTGTATCATCCATAAATTATCGGTAATCATTTAAGTCGAACTCTGTTCCGTGCATCTTCATTAGGTCACGTTCGTGGTTAGTGTACACAAGTACTTCGGGGTCATCCAATAGAAAGTCGCAACTAAGACAATAATCAGGATAGTTTCCACTAGTATGATCTTCACGGAGTTTTGTATATTCTTCTCCGTACCATATTTCTTCGATTGTGTTCTCAGAGGTGTGCCCCAGAACGGCCTTTTCGTCTTGACCGAGTACTTGGCAACAAGGTGCAACACCACCTCTCTTACCGTCAGTACCACCAGCACGAATAACAACATCAGGACTAAATGGTCTACCACAACTTTTTACCTTCCCTTCTCTCTCATTGAGACCGATGTTGTATACACCAGACCAATTATGCATTTTCCAAATTTCAGTTTTGACGCCAAGGTCATCAACCAAAGTTTTATACTGGTCAAGTTCTTTATTTAGGTTTTCGTTGTCAGTAATCAAGTGATAGGTTGCGACTACACAGTCACTTCCAGTCTTGTCCACATATGCTTTCATCTGTTTAATGTTATCAACAATGTTATTGAAGTTTCCTCCAATAGTATTGTTCATCCACTCATCATACTTCTCAGGGTTGTATCCAATGAACGAGAATCGAAAGAAGTCTAGTCCGGCATCAACACAGTCTGCCATGAACTGTCCATGCATACGGAATCCATTAGAGAACATGAAACACTTAGCTCCATACTTCTTAACAATCTTAATGTATTCGGGTAGATGTCTATTCAGTGTGGGTTCTCCACTACCTTCTAGGTTAACTACTCGTAGTCCATGTTTTGCACAATCAGCAACATTTCTCTCAAACTCTTCCAGTCCCATCTTCTTGAGAAAGTCTTTGTTTCTACCACCCGTTCTAGTGTCTTGAGGACACATAGTACAACTATAGTTACACGCACCATTAATTTCAATTACTGCTCTATCAATCTTCACTAAAGTATTCTCCAAGTGTTCTTAGGTATTTATCAGATTTATATTTCATATGTTTATGTCCCTCTTCAGTGAATGTAGATACAAACTTCATAGTAAGTTTCTTATTAGGTCTACATACTACTTGAGGGCAAGCATAACCACTGATGCCTTCCCATGATGGTATAAATATTGGTGTAGAGAAGTTCTTTGCGAGATAGTGCCACATTCCATCATAACAGAAGACATAGTCTGCATCTTGTATCTGTTTGAATGCTTCTTTTATAGGTGTACGATAAGTGAGTTCTACTAGTATCCACCCCTCCCTGCGAAGTAGCTCTATTATATCACCCCAATCATCTTTTGTCAAGAACCTTTTCCACTTTCTTGGTGGTTCTGAATTATAGGTAGGTGTCCATACAACTATCTTCTTGGTGTCGATATGATTTTTGTAGTGTTCTCTTTTCCAAGGCCAGTTATTGTCAGGGGCCTCGGTATCTTCAAACGCACCAGATTCGAAGTAGAATCTTCTTTTAGATTTATTAGGATTTACATTGCCAGAATCAAATAGGTCGGAGTTATAGACGTGGGTTACTGTTACATCTTCTTCACGATAGTATTTGGTATGTATCCACGTCATACGTTCTATGATTGTTTCAGGGTCTTCAGGGGTTTCTAAATGGTCTTCCCCGTGCTCCCAGTGCATCTCTAGGTTGAGTGTCGTATCGTTTTTATAACAATAGTTGTGACAGATATTGAGTGCGAGAATAACATCCCCCATTCCCCACGTGCCACGCCACCTAACCTTTTCCACTACTTGTTCTTATTATATGCTTGAGTACCAAAGAATGCGGCAACAATACCGGCAGTCGCTACGAAATACGTAGGTGCCATATTACCCAGTGTCGATTGTGCTTCAGTCAATCCCATTAGACTAGCTAGAACTACAGCAAAAGGATATAGTAACATACCAAACAAAGCAAACCACGTCATCTTACGTTGTGCGTCACGCATTGCGTCTTGGTCATCGAGTTCTTTTCGTTTGAACTCAAGGTACATTGCTTGTTCTTCTGCCGAGACGATACCGTCTCCGTTTGAGTCTGCGGGGTGAAAATCTTTTATTTTTTTATCTTCCATTAGAATACCTTTACTTTGTATTTGTTTTCCCACTCAATAGCCTCTTCTACGGTATTGACCATTGGTTTGTTACGGATGTTTAAAGATGTATTTAGTAACATTGGAACACCCGTTAATTTGTAATACTCTTCTAGTATCTGACGTAAGACTGATTTACAATCTGGTGTTACTAACTGAACTCTTGCGGTTCCGTCAGCATGTGTGACCGAAGAGTATTTGTGTTTAGCAACTGCGGTGAATTGCATATACTCATTCATTGGGCCAGAGAAGTATTCGTCTGCGTGTTCGGATAGAATTGCCGGAGCAAAGGGTCGGAACTTCTGTCTACGTTTAATAGTGTTAACAGTGTCATTGATGTCGGAACGAACGTCTGCAAGTAATGAACGATTACCTAACGCACGTGGGCCATATTCCGCACGACCATTCGCAACACCACATATTTTGTTATCTACAAGGTATTGTGCGACTTCTTTGGGGTCTATGTCACGGTCTATGTTGTGTCCAAGGTAAGGAGACCACTTTAGGTGTGTTCCCCCTGTTGCCTTATGCCATGAGTATGCAGCACATCCTAATGCGTTACCCGAATCACTTGGTGCGATTGCAATATGCATCTCATCAAACAGTTCACGGATTAAAGTGTTTGCAGTAACGTTCTGAGCACATCCACCACCATACACTAACTTACTACCATACTGCCGTGCAGTAGTCATTATCTTCATCACTTCAACTTCAAAGAACTTCTGCACAGTAGCAGACGCATTTTCGGGTGTGCAGTGTTCCGATATGTAATGTCGGAATCGAGTTTCATACTTAGCGTATTTTGCGGACAGTTCACTTTCTGCAAGACAATACCCTGCGAACTCTACATTCATCCGTACATCTTTACCTTGTTTACTTTCAAACCAATAGTAACAGTTGTGTAGTAGTTTATATAATTCGTCATCAACCTCACCATAGGATGCGAGTCCCATGATGATGTATTCGTCTCTTAGTGCTTTATAACCGAGTGAAGCGGTGACACCACCATAGATTGTACCCAAGGATTGAGGCCATTGTATGGTGTGTAGTGTATTGAAATTGTGATCTTTGATGGAGATTGCTTCGAGTTCACCCGAACCATCAACGGATACCATTACAGTATCTTCTTTGGATTCCCAAGGACGGGTAAAGAATGCTAGAGCGCAATGACTTTCGTGGTGAAGATTGAAGTCATCGAATGACAACTGACCATACATTGGGGTGTTTGCTTCCCGAACCTCCAATTGTTCATATGTTTGATCTTCATTTCGTTTACCCCACTGCCACATACCAAAGGTTCTGAGTCCGCCCATCTTAGTTCTACGTAGTTCGTAATCTTCGTAGAAAGTGACGTGATCGTCCTTGGTGACAAAATGCCACATCTCATCGGGAATGCGACCGTCATTCTTAATGCCAGTATAACGTTCCGACTGAGATGCGAATTCAACAGTACCGTCATCTTGAATGATGGCGAGACCTGCATCGTGATAAAACTCTGAGTAACCTACATATCTTTTTTTCATGTAGGTATATATCAGTTTCTTATTTTACCCTTCTAGGTATTCGTAGACATCTTTCCAGTTCTTCATCAGAGGGAACTCTTCATCGTTCATGTTGTAACCATGTTCCATGACCAGACTCTCTAGACCGAACTTCTTACCCGCAATTGCATTCTCTATCTTATCTTCAACCCAGACGTAATCAGTACCTTCGTATTGACTCAACACCTCGTCCTTGTCAGCACCCGTGTCCAGATAGATGAACTTGGTAAACGCAGTCTCACCGAACAACTTCTTAATGTTCATTGTTCTTAGCTTCTGTGCGTTCTCGTCTTTACTCATACTAGTTATCAAGTGAAACACATAACCGTGTTCTTCGTGTAACTTTCTGACATACTGCATTGCGTCTCGCAGAGGGGGAACGAATCCCATGTGAGCACTCTCGTTGAATTCTCTTACGAACTTCTTACTCAAATTTCTTGGGATATCGTAGATTTTTGCGATGTCATATTCGAGAGGGTTTACTGCTTTGTAACCTCTCTCTAACATCCAGACATCAAATGCATAACCCCAGTTCAGGAGTACACCGTCTGCGTCTGTTAGTATTACTTTATGTACTTGCTTGTTCAATTGTATTTCCTTCTTCATATATACCTTAGTTACTTTACTCTCAATTAGGTACTTATTATAACACTAAGAGTGGTACTTTGTCAAGCGTTAAACGTATTTAAATTTACCTTTCTTCCAATCATCCAACATAACAACCTTGTTACCACCCCCAGTATAGTGAAGGAAGTTTGCCTCATATCCACGATCATCGTCCCAGTGTGTAGGGGTATCGTTCCATTTCTGGTCAATACTCTGTATCTTGAATCCGTGTTTAGTCAGCTGGCCAGATATCCAAGGTTGGTCATTGTTCAACCAGAAGGGGTCACCATGTTTGTCACCATCCATCATATAACTGTACCAAGGGTCGAACAACTCCCGTGCTTTAAGACGTGCTTCCTTAGTCCATACCAACACTCCAGTATTGAACGTAGTGACGCAAGACGGTCTATATGGGGGTTCTGTGGGGACAATTGGCATACCATTACGTTCTAACTTGGTAATCAGTTGTTTCTTAGTCTTGTCATCGTGATCCCAAGTATTGTATCCACCGTCCTTAGATGTGCGTATCTCAGACTCGAATACTCCGGTCACCTCGTAACCATTGGTCTCATCAAAGATATTCTCTTCGGTATTACATATGATATCGGAATCAATGAATGCGACCTTGTCGTACTCATCGTACATCGGGTCATATATCATACGTAGACATTCGAACAACAAAACAGTTGACCCATTGAAGTTCTTGGTGTATACTTGGTTAGTTGAGTAGTGATGTTTACAACCAATCTTATCAGCATAGATTTGAAAGGACTTTGCCGACAGGTCACCAGTTACACGATACAGTTCCGAACGTGTACCTTGAGGATACTGTGGGACAGGAGATCGTTTCTCCGTCTCTTCGTTGGTAATCATATACTGAAAGATTATGTTCATTCAGGTAAACTTAAACTATACACGGTCTTGCCATCAACACGTTGTGCAGTCAAACACTCTTCGCGGTTCTCTTCTGGACTCACATATGACACATGAACCCAACCAGATGATGGGTCATTCTCTTCGTAGTACTCAGAGATTAGTTGATCAAACCCTAGGTTATCTCTAATCCACTGTGCGACAACAAGGTTATCCGCCTTATCACATTCCAAGTCAACTGCTTGACCCTTACAATGTTGTGACCGTGAAGACCCACCTACAGCTTCGTTCAATGCGGGCGAACGATATCCTGAATTAATTCGGGTTGTACCAAAGTGTTCCCTAACGGGTTGAACGACTTGAGTGAATAACTCTTGCGCTGCCCTCAGATGATCGCCTTGAGGTGTGTTATCGATACCCAGTCGAGTTGCAGTCATAGACTTGGTGAACTCTTGGAGTGTGAAGTTTTTACTTAAATTCATTTTAGGTTTCCTCGTTCAACCATATCCTTTGTCATTATATAGTCTCTGACGAAGTCCGAACGAACGATGTCCGCCCAACCAAATTCTACGGTTGTAAAATTGTTCATCACTTCCATAATATTCATGAAGTGAAGTATTCCGTTTTTGTCCGACTCTTTATTTAGGTCAGACTGATAGTAATCACCACAGAAGATGATACGACTGTTCTTACCAACCCTTGTGATAATGGAGTCTAGTTCATGGAAGGTGAGATTCTGCATCTCGTCCACCATCACAATACAGTTGTCCAGAGTAGTACCACGTATAAACGATGTTGATACAAACTCAACGACACCTTGTGCTTCCAGATTCTCGTATGCCATCTTCTCATTAAAGAGTTCGGTAGCGATAGATTTATAGGGTGCGGTATAAGGTGCGAACTTTTCTTCTACTGAGCCGGGCAGGTAACCCATCTCTCTGGTAGGAACGACACTTCTTACTATAACAAGTTTATCCTGTTCGTAAGACTTGTCGAGTACGTCCTGTAGTGCGAGATACATTCCAACAAAGGACTTACCAGTACCCGCAGAACCACAAAGAACAAGGTGATCTCCTTCTTTGAATGACTGGTATGCGATTCGTTGGTTTTCGGTGATAGGTTGGTACGTCAAGAGGTTGTCTATCTTTAGACGTTTCATGGTCATAATCTAGTTCTCGATGGTAGAAGATTTATCAGAACCCTTCTTGATGTTGCCAAGAAGTTGTTTAAATTCCGAGGAAGTCTTGTTTACGATGTTACCCGTATGGGATATCAGTGCGGGTGCACCAATCTGTTGAGTCCAGTCTTCGCCTAGGTCGGTTAATTTTTCCTGTAGAGAGTTCCAAGAACACATGATAGTTTGGGTATTTTCTGTCTTTCTGTTTTTTATAATATATAGGGGCATTACTTTTTTATTTCCTTAAATTGACGAATGGGGTGCCGAAGCACCCCACACGAGATACTGTATCACCTACCTTTTTATGCTAGAACATGAGTTGATTTTTCGTACTCAGCAATAGTTTGATTGAGGTACAATTTCTTTGCAGATAACTTATGCGCTAAGTTGTCTCGACCTTTCCTTTTGAGACGGTGAATGTATTGGTCAAGTTCTCTGCTATCGTTCTTCAATCGCTCTATTTGGTTTCTTGGCATTAAACGCGCTCCTGCTGTTAGTTGAAAGAAACATAACGAAAATCAATTAGGGTAGTAAGTTAGGGAATGCCTCTTCTACTATCTTAACTGTCAATCCTTTTACTGGTGGTTTTTTGGCCACCATGTCTAGAACAATCAATGCATCTTCGGCATGAATAGATTCTAGCATCTGAATGAATTTTTTCTCGATGTGCATTTGCCCCATACCTTCTGAAGTAGCACCCACAACGAATGTACTGAATTGACGATGCAACATCTTTAATGATGAGGGTACGCTTTCAGGTCTGTTCGGGGTGTACGGTGGTTTACCAACTGGTAACACAAATTTCAGACGGTCATCGAATGCGCCTCGAATGACATCTTTTACTGCGGGTACTAGATTACCCTGCTCACGGATAAAGAGTACCTTATCCTTTTTAGTTTTAAGTTTAGTGAAGTCCTCGAAAATTTCGAACACTTCTTTATTTGTAACGTGAATCATATATTCCTCTTAATATTATATATACGTTGAATGTTTTTCACTGAGACTTTAAATACGCTTTTAATTCATCATGCATCTGTTGATACTCATCAACTAACGTGGTATAGGTTGCAATCCTTACTAGGTTCTTTTCCACGATAGCAATAGCAAGTTCATCTTCCGCAGCGACCACTAACTCCATCGCCTTAGCGCATCGTTCTTCAGTTGTTGGTGTTGTTTCCATTTCTTACCCTTTTATATATGTCATGCGTAAAGTTTGATATCTGTGTAGTGACTTCTGTGGAAGTAGTCAGTCATTGAATCGTCATCGTTGAAGAAGTCTTTTCCTTCCATTGCAGACTTTAACTCAGTCAAGAACGCAACACCTTTCTCACAGTAGTTCTCGCAATGCCAGTAAGTGTTAACATTATGTCCCCACTTCGCAGACTCTTCAAGGATTCTTTCAACAGAGAAGTTGTTGTAACCGTTCAACTCTCTCTTTAGTACTTTATTTGGAGTCATCTGAACGTCACAGTAACCTTTCATCAGGTCTTCTGCACCCTTCACTTTAGCAACAAGAGTGCTATGATGACGGATTGCTAAAGATACTTTGTATCCGTATTTCTTACAGACTTTCTTGATTTCGACTGCAAGGACTTTTTTCTCTTCTTGTGATACATAGGCCATGATATATTCTCTCTCTTCAACTCGATTAACTAAGTACTTATTATAACAACAACAGCAACGTTTGTCAAGGTTTTTTTAGTAAAGATTAACATTAAATTCGTCAGTCAGAATCATAGAGACTCTTTCTCTATCAAGACTATCACCTCCACCCCAAGTGACTAAATCAGTCAATGTAGTAATGTAAGTCATAATTGCAGCTTGAATCTGGTCAATAGTTGCATGATCATGCTTGGCGTAGATACCGCCTTGACCGTAGAAGGTGTTGACGTAGTTGGTGAATACTTCTAACTCTTGACCGAATTCTTTTGCGTTTTGGATCGCGTTAACGTGGTTCATAATATATTCTCTCTCAAATTGATTAACTAAGTACTTATTATAACAACAAGGGCAACGTTTGTCAAGCGTTATTTCAATAAATAGACACCGATAGGACTGTTATAGATCATGCTCATATTACGTAGGTCACGAAGCAACATGGTAAAACCACCTTCGCACCACATACGATCACCTTCGATCTTGGTAACAGCACGTTCTTCGGTTGGATGCATCGCACCCCAGTTACAATAAACAACATCACCAACTTCAATCATATTTCTCTCTCAACTCGATTAACTAAGTACTTATTATAACAACAACAGCACCCTTTGTCAAGCGTTATTTTCAATTAATTGAAGAAAGTTTCCAAATAATCTGCGAATTCCTTGTTTGCTTGCTCGTCAGGGTGACCATATTTTTTAAGTCTGCGAGAGTTGTTAAAGTCTATTAAGGTCTTACTAGACCCCACCAACCCAACCTGACACTCTGGCCGAAGTTTGTCTAGTGTTTCGAGTACCCATTTCCTCCAATCAATTACCTGACTGGAGGTAACTCTTGCTTCCCTGTCTATTCTATTTAAGAACTTATTTAATTCTGTCCTGACATTTAGGTGGAATACTCCCTGTACCAACTTAATACCCATACTGTCACACAGGGTTTGCATTCCCAACATCAGTGATAATTGGTGGGTCATCCCTGTACAAAACGTGGATAGAAATATGTCAACAGTTCTTCGTTCGAGTTCAAAGTTTATTAAATGGTTATATAACATATGATTGGAGTGTTTCACAGCAACATTTTCTGACATAGAGAGTAACAGATCCTCTATTCGATTTTCGTGCCACTGTGTCATAGACATATTACGAGGTGTTTCGAATTCTGAAGTTTCAACTGAATCCTTCACTTCAAGTAACGTTTCTTTTCGGATGGGGTCTGACCACAATATCATCATGTGTGACGGTGTGTCTTTACTACTAGTCAAGTAGTCTACAGTCTCTCGAAATATCTTTTGATTGCAATTACCACACGCAGCGATGTTATCATAATCAATGTCTAGTTTCTCCGCAAGTTGGTGACCAAATGTATGAGGCCAATGTGTTGGTGGTGTATTTTCATAACCTTCCAGTTCATCTCCCCAGACAAAACTACACCCGTTTAGCAATAACACTCAAATGTCCCCTTAACTGTTCGTAATTGATTTTAGTATCTTGAAAGAATGGAGACATATCAAAATCATCTGGTATGTCTAGGACATTCTCTCTCGTACTATGTATAACGTATTGACCATCAACTAATTCCAGTTCATCGTCAATGTACCTTGGTGAGTCCCAGAGGGGGTGTTCCACCTTCATACGTCCATTCTCAAGGGTTGTCTTGTAAAAGTCATCACATAGTACTCCTAGTGAATTGGGAATGACGATTGAGTCCTTATCCACACGGTTTATAAATAATGGTATGGCAGTATCAATACTACCGAAATGTGACTGAAAACAAACATTGTATTCTCTCGCAAGGTCAACAAACTCCTCGTCCAGTACGAATCCACACATATTGATGTTGACCGTTCTCTTGAATTGCCCCGCAAAGGTCTCTAGGAAATTATAGAGTTCTTCCTTATTGGGTATCATTATGTTGGATGGGGGAACATACTGTAAGTCTTTCAGACCTCGCATCAAATCAACATCTTCGGCATGACTCAGGTCGTGACCAATCGCAAATGAACTGTGTGAGTATGCATTCATCAAAGCTGGTAATAGATGTGTCAACATTGCGGATGCGTGATGTAAATTTCTGGAGTGGATAACCTTTGCGTCCTCACCGAACCAAAACACGTCAATGTTACGTTTGGATATATCATAGACTTCTTGGTGTGAAAACGTGATTGGTCTAGATGCGCCAGTTGTTCCTGAAGTAGAACTCACTAAGAATGGGTCTGAGGGCAATACTTCCACCTTATGGAAGTTTGAAGAATCAATTGCGTCTCCCATCACGTCAATACCAAGACCACCGTAACGTCCTAACATCTCATCATGGAGACCGTTGTATATGTGTGTGGTGTCTTCTTGGGTACTGTAGAGGTAGTAGTTAGAGGGCCCATGCAAGGCAAGTTTGGTGAAAGGTAGTGATTCTTTGGTCGCAGGACTATCTAAGATAAAGATTCTCAGTCCTAACTCAGCACACGCAAAGATAGAAGCGATATGATTAATGTCAACTACGATAATAGAGATTGTAACTAGGTCGCCCTTATTGACACCGGCATTACTCAACAGACTCTTCACTCGGTCTATCGCTAGGTCTATCTCTTCCCTACCGAGGTCATCATAGATGATGCCTAGAGGCCCACCAATTATATCACGATTAATCATTTACTTTATCTTCGTAGAAATCTTTCATCCCCATACGAGTGCTGTCGGCCTTGAGTTTACATCCGTACAGTCGTTTCCTTGAGCACTAATGTATGTCAAACCCTTTGCGTGAAACTCTTCCGACACACCCCAGACAAGGTCAACTCCGTTTCTCTTCATCATCAGAGTGCACGTTCGTCTCAGTCTATCCGTAATCGCATTAACATTTTCATCCAAATCGGTGTACGAATCCGGCACTGGTATTTCGAAAATTCTACGAGCAGACATTAGTGCGGGAAGGATACACAACTCAAAAGAGTTTTGATGGTGTTGACTCTTAGTAATCACAACCTTCTTTCCCGCATAACCAAAGATGTCGATACAGTCACGTGCCTTATCAACCATCTCTTTCTGTGTTATTGGATATACTAAACTATTAAAGGTCTGCAAACCAAATAGATCATTCTCGGTCACGTCCCACGGTGGTTCAATATCATGGTCGGGCATATCCGCAAACTCGGAGTAGTTTATCGTTATAACTTCTCTACCAAACGAACCCGCTGCATAGTGGTATTTGTTTCCAATACCACCCATGATATCACCCTTAGTCATTCCTTGTGCAATGGGGGTGAGCATATCTGACAATCGAAACTCTTTATCCCTGATGTTCTCCCACGTGTTTTCTGGGTCTGGGAGAATATTTTCCTTGTTCATGTAATGATCAGTACTGGCCCATAAGTTGTCATACAATAAAGGTGTATTACAACCTAACTCAGCAACAGCAAAGAATGCAGCAACAGAATCGGGGTTTGCTGAGAGACAGTCGATTCTAACAATATCATTCTTCTGTACGCCTCGTTGGAGTAATGCGTGTTTTACTCTATTGATTCTAACACACAGGTCATCATAGGTCAGGGGAACCCCTTCTCCAAATCCGATATAACCAATATCTTTATTTATTAATTTTCGGTCTAATGTGTTTTGCATGAATTTTACACCCTATAAATTCGTTAAAGTATTCGTCACTCAATAGAACATCGTATTGGAACTGTAGTTTTGCTTCGTAATATGAACAGTCACCTTTGGTGTGACATAGTCTGAGAACCTCTCTCCTGAAGTCCTGGCCACCTTCAACAAGGGTTTTTACACTTTCCGAGGAACCATAGTACTTACGCCAGTCCGATTGGACTCGTGTTCGTTTACGTCTCTTTCTTGTTTTTGTAACAGGGAGTATCTTGGGTTTCCAGAAGAATTTCTTACCGATATACTTTTTACCAGTACTTAACTCAGTCAAGCAGTACACGAATCCTTGGAATTGCTCCAAGAACTCGTCTTCTGGTTCAAACTCTTTATCTTCATATATCCACATGAAGTTATATATAACTAGGTTATATTGGTGTACCACACATAGGACAGTACTGAGGTTCCTCCTCACTGTTCATCACAAGTACTTCGGTCTGTGATTCACATACACCACAGTCCAATTCGTATGTTTCAGGTTCAAAGTCGATCATACGTAACTGGCAACATCACGCACAGGAGGTTCTTCGTCCCAACCCCAGTCACCTTCCATACCATTTACAGAATACTCGGTGACTCTCTTCTCAAAGAAGTTGTCGTGTGACGCACCATTCAGTACCCAGTCCAACCACGGTAGTGGATTGTCCTTCACACCGAACTTAGGTTTCATGCCAAGTTGTAGTAGTCTACGATCAGCAATGTGACGAATGTATTGTTTAACGTCATTCTCTGATAGTCCTTCAATCTCACCAGACTGGTATGCAAGGTGAATGAATCGTTCTTCTAACTTGACAGCATTCTTTGCCATCTCGTAAATCTTAGACTTCAACTCATCGTTAACGATACGTGGATGTTCTTCGCAGAACTCACGGTACAGCTTTGCGTTACCCTGTACGTGCATTGTCTCGTCACGTATAGACCACTCAACAATAGTACCCATACCTTTCATCTTACCGAAACGTTGGAAGTTCAGTAGCATAACAAATGATGCGAACAGAGACATACCTTCGTTGAATACAGACTGTGCGAGTACTAGTGCTAGTCCTGTATGAGA